TAGCTATGGTCCAAGAGGATTCGGCTTCTGGTGAGAGTGGGCAGATAGATCCATACGCTATTCTCTATAAGACAGCTAAACAGAAGAAACCATTCGTTCTCTATATCGCCAAGTTTGAAGAGTTCTTGGTGGATATCTGTAAGCTGGCTCTACGGTTTGCTAAGGCTTACTACCACGATGAGATGCTCGTTGAGATCGTGGGTAGACGTGAATACATCAATATTCCTGAGTTCAGGAATAAGGATGATCTTGGCTACCAGATACGTCTTGAGGCAGCCACAGAAGACATTGAGAGCAAGATGGGTAAGACCCTATCTCTCAACCACTTCATCCAGTTCGCAGGCCAGAAGCTTGATCCTAGCGATCTAGGCAAGGTTCTCCGCTACATGCCATGGATGAATGACGAGAAGATCTTTGAGGACCTTACTCAAGACTTTGATAACTGGGTTAATGACCAGTTAGCTCTCGACCGTGGGGAACCAGTTCCTGCTGAGATCGATGAGAATCATCCTTACGTCATCAAGAAGATCAGAGGCAGGAAGAAGCAACAAGACTTCGCTCTCCTTCCTGATCAAATGAAGATGAATTATGAACGTAAGCTTCAACAGCACCAGCAGCTTTTAGCTAAACAGCTTCAAGAGGAGCAGAAGGCCAATGCTGGGTTTATCCCATCAGGCGGTCCTCTAGCGACCATTGAGCTCTACGTTCCAGATCCTAAAGATCCAAGTAAGCAGGTACGTCTAAGAGCTCCTACAGAGTCTCTGATGTGGCTTGCTGATCATTTAGCATCTCAGGGTAGTACCCAAGAGATGCTTCAGTCCCAGGATGCCCAGACACGGGCTGAGATGGGAGCAATGATGATGCAACAGGGGAATATGCCAATGGCACAACCTGACCAGGGAATGCCAATGGCGAGTGGATATTAACGGTCCCAACCAGGACCATCAATAAATGGACAAACCAGTCCAACGAAAGGTTTTGAGATGAGTGGTAAGGGAAAAGTTGTTGCGAAGTCTATGGCTGATCTTGCCAATCTTTCTGCGTCAACCGCGCCGGAAGTGGAATTTGAGAGCAACACCTCTGACGAGGATTTCGTCTTTGAGGGTGGTGAGCTTGACGGTAAGCGCATGACCTCAAATGAAATCTCTAAAGAGTTTCGGGCTAAGGAGCTTGAAGTTCCAGATCCTAAAGAAATTAAGGATGGGGACAAGGGAGACTCTAAGGATGCTAAGGCTTCTGACCAGAAGACTGAGGTAGCTGAAGAAGGATCCCAAGAAAGCGAAACACCTTCCGAAGTAAAGGAAGCTTCTACCGAGACCACGGATGATGCTTCTGAAAGTGATGACTCAAATAAGACAGAAGAGAAGACTGAGCCAAAGTATGAACCAAACTTTGGTTACAAGGTCTACGACGAACAACGAGAGTTCCCAGACTGGGCGAAGCCTTTAGTTACCTCCAAGGAGACAGAGGAAAACTTCAGGACTACGTTACAGAAGAGTGAAGCATTTGATGTCCTTAAGCCTAAGCACGAAACGGTTATAAGAGACCGTGATCAGTCAAAGGCTATGGTCAATGATCATGTCGCGAAAGTGAACAGACTCATTGAACTTCGTCAGAAAGACCCATTGGCGTTTTTCGAAGAAGTAGGTGCATCGGATGACTTGATCATCTCAATGGCCTCTAAACTTCTGAAGGCTCAAGACAGTCCAGAGTTAACTGCTGCGTTAGATACGCAGAGAGAAACATCCCGTAGATTACGCGCAAGGGATCTAGAGGATGCTGCTCGTGAGGCGACTACCTCAAGTGATATGGCTCAAGTCCATCAAAACTTGATGAGACAGACTCTTGAGTTCCCGGCTGTGTCTAGTTTGATGCAACGTATGAATGGAGCTAATCCAGGCTCATTCGATGTTGCAATGAATCTAGCAGCAGCCACCATCCGTCAGGGTGGTCATCAGGGGTACATCCAACCGGCGGATGTAGCTCAGAAGGTACTAGCCCAATATGGGCCTCTATATGCTGGATCAGCCGTAGTGACTCCAGTAGCTCCAGTAGTGACTACACAAACAGCTCCGGTTACACAAACAGCCCAGGGTGGGACTGTTCAACCAGTAGTTCCTAAAGTGAGACCAAAGACTCTTCCTAATCTTGGCAAAGGATCCTCTGCTTCACCCGTTGGGTCGAAGCCGAAATCACTGGCTGACGTTAAGAAGAGAACACAGTCAGAACTTAGGAGTTAATGGTTAACCGTAGCGTGCAATAGGGATTTTGCACCATGGTTACATTGGCATCTTTCTCGGACATGCTTAATGAGTATGTCCATTATGAACTTCTCGCAGAGGAAATGGCTCGCCAAAACTTCTTCATCGGTAAGGTGGAGAAGGATCAGAATTGGAGAGGCGGTACACTGCCTGTTCCATTCGAAGGCGCTAAAGGTTCGTCAGTTAAGTTTGGTGGATTGACAGCAGAAGCTGACATCACTGAATACGACTACGTTCGTGGTGAAGTGTCTGGTTATAAAGAGTGCTGGGGCACAATGATCTGGAATGCTAAAGATCTTGTGGAGCATGTTCCAGCAGCAGCTCGTGAAAAGGGTTACATCAATAAGCAGTCCTTCCTTCGTAACATCCATGGCCAATTGAAGACCTTCATCGAGGATATGAAAGACACCGTGTCGATCAACCTCTTGAACGGTTCTCACTTCGCTACCTTGACAGCGGATGCTTCGGCTAACGACGGTAACTTGACCGTTGACCGTGTTGAACGCTTCAAGATTGGCCAGAAGATCGTGGTTGATGATGATAACTCCGTGGCTCAAACCATGTGGGTTAAGACCATCAACGTGAACACCAAGGTCGTTAATGCTGTAACTGCTAAAGGCGGTTCTACAGTGTTTGACTTCTCGGCTGTTCCAATGACCACGGCTCAGAATGCTAAGGTCTATGTTGATGGTGCTGAAACGTCGGCTAACGTCTTTACGTCGCTACGTAGTCAGTTACTGTCGGCAGCCAATGGTGGTTCTGCCAACCTCTTTAACGTTTCGAAATTAGCTTGGCCACATCTTCAGGCGATCAACGTCTCGGGATCGGCTGTCTCGGCTACCAACATCCTTGAGAAGATCTTCGATGCTTGGACTACGATCAAGACTCTCGGTAAGGGTAATGCGACAGACGTGATCTGTTCGTATAAGCATCTTGGTTCCGTGATGAAGCTCCTTGAAGCTCAAGCTGGTGGATTCCGCCATGTGAGCACCAAGGCTACTCCATTCGGTTACACTGAGATCGAAGTCTTCGGTGTTAAGGGTACCTTGAATATCGTTGGCGTCCTTGAGATGGACGATGACGTTATGTACTACATGGACTGGAGTGCTCTGAAACTTCACTCCAATGGCTTCTTCGAGAAGCAAGTGGATCCAGAAGGCAAAGCGTACTACACGACGCGTTCCGCAACCGATGGTTACAAGTATATCGTGGATATCCGGTTCTTCGGTGAACTGGTTCTCCATACGCCTTGTCACTGCGGTGTCATGTACGGCATCACAGCTTACTAAGTATTGACGTTGATCTAGCTCTCGATGGTGAGAGCTAGGTCTTCTTCTTTACGCCTTTATGGAGATACTCATGAAGAACAAGATTTTAGCGCTAGTAGCGTTAATCTTGTCGTTGGTTACGGTAAATGTAGCTTACGGCACGATTACGACTGATCAAGTTAATCTGCTCAACAATAAGTTTGGTTCCATCCCTTACAAGGTGAAGCTTGGCACATTGATTCAGAATGCTGAATCGGGTGGTGTTGGTACTCAGCTTGAGGATGGAAAGATTCTTGTTGGTGATGCCAGTGATCTCGCAGCAGGCGTTACTCCCACTGGTGATGTGACAATCACTAATGCGGGTGTGACGGCTATTGAAGCTGGTGTCATTGTTAATGCTGATGTGAGTGCATCTGCTGCTCTTGATTATTCCAAGTTAGCTACCATGGCTACTGGAAGCGCATTGATCGGCAACGCGGGTGTTCCGACAGCAACAGCAATCACTGGTGATGTGACGATTGGTGCTACTGGTGTGACAGCCATTGGTGCCAATAAAGTCACAGCAGGAATGCTTGGTACCAATTTACTTGTAGAAGCTACAGGTACTCTTACAGCAGCTAACATTGCAGCAATGAATGGTGCTCCGGTAACACTCATTGCTGCTGCTGGTGCTGGTAAGGTTATCGTAGTAGACGAGATTGAATTCTTTCATGACTACGCTGTTGCTGCTTATACCAGTGGTGGTGATGTCACGATTGAATATGAAACGTCTGGTCTAGATATCAACGTATTCGATGAAGCTTTAGTGACAGCAGCAGCTGATGATAATTGGCTGGTGAAGCCTTTGACCTATACGTCAACAGCTTCTACTGCGAGTCACGCTAGCCTCACGGCTAATGCCAATAAAGCTGTTTTGATTACGAATGCTACTGGTGCATTTGCTACGGGTAACGTGGCAAACATTATCAAGTATCGTATCCGTTATCACGTAGTGACATTGCTGACTTAAGCAAGATGGGGAGGTAACACTCCCCAGACTTTTACTTACAGGAGATAACGTGGCTGATCCAAATAAAGCAGCTCTCTTAAAGACTCTCAAAGCAGAGCTGATGAAGACTAAATATTTCTTTGATGGATCTGGGCGGAACACCTACATCGTTCAAGCTCCTGCGGCTGCTCTTAATGGTGCGGTAGCTCTCGTGACTAAGTTCACTTACACGGGTGCTGAAGTAGTGGCTACGAGTGAAGTGGAATATGAGGGTCAATGGGACTCTTCTTGGGACGTTGTTCAAGACACACCATCTTGAGGTGAAAAATGGCCGTAGATGGACATGGGTTAAGAACTAGAATTCAAACAAGAGCTCAGCATCCACTGAAACACAGTGCTGATGAGTTTGCACATATTGATCCAGCACTTCCCGATGTGAATACTGTCGGGGACGCAATCCGGTGGTTTACCGCAGTACTTTATCCTCAAGCATTAGCTGCGGTAGCTAACCCTGCGGCTCTGCCTACAGTGGGTAACTCACTTAATGATTACCGGGTAGTGACTGATGATGGGGATGGTAAAGCAGCAGCGTACAGATGGATGCAGCTTGAAGGTGACGTTACTGCATCTTGGTACAAAGTCTATGACATGGACTGGGGTGTAGATTCAGTCCTCTCAGCGTTTTACCAGAAGACCCAGGACATATATGTCCATCGTCGGGGATATGACGATCTGGATGCTTCTGGGGTACTTCTGGCGGGGGTAAATGCTGGACAGCATATCTTCGGGGGGAGAACTGCTGGAAAGCATTTAACCTTGCACGCTAACTCTGGAGATGGGGTTGGAGCTCAGACTGGCTATATTCAATTCGCAGATAACGTTAGACCGACAGTTAATAGCACTTGGTCTCTAGGTACTACTGCTGAACGTTGGCTTAAGATCTGGACTGATGAGATTACATCGGGAACGATGACTCTTGCTGCTGGGTCTCTTGTAGATAGCTCTGGGCTCATTGATATGGGGGCTACAGACCTTACGACTACGGGGGATATCACAGCAGGGTCTGTGACTCTATCGGGCTCTAGTGCCACCTTTGGGACGCTTACAGTCACTGGTGGGTCTATCACTGATACGACAGGAGCTATCGACTTCGATGATGAGGATTTATCTACAGCAGGAACCATGCTGGTTGGATCTCTCTTCCTTGATGCTGGCTCCATTACTGATGCTTCTGGAACGATAGACTTTGATGATGAAGATCTTCAGACTACTGGGGATCTTTATGCGGCAAACCTCCTGAGTACTACGCTTGACGTAGGCAATCTTTATCTCTCGGCTAATACACTCACAACACAGGACGTGAACGGTGATTTATTCATCTTTTGTAACGGCTCTGGTGAGATCAATGTTCAGAGTACGATTAACCTCTATGATGTGTTTGTAGATGGTTCCGTTGATATCACTAGCAATCTCAATATTGGGAATATCAATCTTAACGGTAATGACATCCGGGCTACAGACACTGATGGTAATTTGCAGTTATCAGGCGATGGTGCTGGCCTGGTTGTTTTTGGTACTGCATCTAAGCCTACTACTGATGGGACTCTTGATTTTGGTACTGCTTCTTTTAGATGGAATAAGTTCTATCTAGATAATGCCATCTCAGACGGTACCAATGAGATCACGATAGCTAACCTTCTGACCTTCAGAGCTGTAGGAAGTCCTTCTACGGGTGATGCTCTCTTTTGGGATGGAGCTAAGTGGGTAGCTTCTAATCCTGATACAGAGATTGATCACGGTGAGCTTACGGGTATTGGTGATGATGACCATACTCAGTACTTCCTTCTTGCTGGTATC